AGAAACGCAAGCGGCAATTGAAAAAGTTATTAATATGTCGGCCGACATGTTTCGGCACATTGTTGTATTAAACACGTACAGTGAACCATTCCTTGCTCTAAAAAACAACGAACAAAAAGATATCATTGAACAATTAATGGGTATCACATTATTATCCGAAAAGGCTGAAGTCATTAAAGAAATGATTCGTAAAAGTAAAGATGATATTCAGCAAGAAGAATTCAGAGTTAAAGCCATTGAAGAAGCTAACAAGCGTGTGAAAGAACAAATTGATGCATTGAAACGCAGACAAACATTGTGGTTGAAGAAACACGATGATGATTTGACTAGCCTAGCACTTCAGTATGACGAACTAAGCAAGATTGACATTGCCAAAGAACTACAAGCACACAAAAACTTGAATGCTTGGACTAAACAGAAAGAAGCACAAGATGCATATAATGCATTAGTTGCACGTTCAACTGCTTGGCAACAAAAACATGACAGTGATATTTCAGTGGCACGTACTACGTACATGCTTAAAAACGAGTATGATATTGAGGCTGAACTTAAGTCATGGAGTGATTTAAAAGATTGGCTACATGATGAAGCAGAACAAAAATCAATAGCAACAATAATTGATACCCTAACCAAAAGTATCACAAAAGAAAAAAAATTAATTGATAAATTGGTTCGGGAAGTTAAAGAACTTGAGGATCATAAGTGTTATGCTTGTGGTCAAGACTTCCATGATGATAAACATTTGGAAGTTACATTAGAAAAGACTACACTACTTGAGAATACACGTGATGAGTTAGCTGAACTTGAAAGTAAATTGTCAATCAATCAGTCATTAGTTACTAAATTAGGCACTAAGCCTACTCCATCGTATAAAACAGAAGCGGAAGCTATTCGTCATAGTGGTGATGTATCTAACTTGAAGAAAGTATGGGAAGACAAGAAGCAAGAATCTAATCCATTTAGTGAACAACTAAATGAATTAATATCTATTGAGTTAGGTGCTCAGCCAATAACACATTATGATACAGAAGCAGAAGCAATCAAACATTCAAGTGAAGTTGCTAATATTTTAAATCAGATTGATAACAAGTCACAAGATACCGATCCATATAGTGAACAAGTAGTTGAGATGGAAACACAAGCATTACAAGCAATTGACTTTGAAGCTATCAATAAATTGACAAGAACAATGGAACATCAAAAGTTCTTGTTAGATTTGTTAACTAGCAAAGATAGTTTTGTTCGTAAGAAGATTATTGACCAAAACTTGAGTTATCTAAACGCACGACTAACACACTACTTAGATAAGATTGGTCTACCGCATCAAGTTATCTTTAAGAATGACTTACAAGTTGAAATTACAGAGTTGGGTCGTGAACTTGACTTTGATAATCTGTCACGCGGTGAGCGTAATCGTTTAATCTTAGGATTGAGTTTTGCTTTCCGTGATGTATGGGAATCATTGTATTCTCCAATCAATACATTGTTCATTGATGAATTGATTGATAGTGGTCTTGACACAATGGGTGTTGAGAATAGTCTTGCAATTCTTAAAGATATGTCACGTAGACGACAGAAAAGTATTTGGCTTGTTTCACATCGTGAAGAACTAGCAGGTCGTGTACCTAATGTATTGAAAGTTGTTAAAGAAAACGGCTTTACAAGCTATAGCAATGCAGTAGATATCGATAATGCCTGATATATTTCGTTTTCAGAACGTGAAAATCGTTCACTTTGAACCTACTACTAACTGCAATGCGGCTTGTCCTCAGTGCCTGCGTACTAGAACTGAATTTGAACCCAATGAATTAAGTTTAGACGATGTTAAGTTATTGTTTACACCTGATGTACTGATGCAATTAGAAAAAATATACATGTGTGGAAACTACGGTGACCCTGCAAGTGCTAGACAAACAATTGAAATGTATGAATACTTCAAATCTATTAATCCTAATATTATCATTGGGATGAACACCAACGGAGGGATTCGTTATCCTGAATGGTGGGATAGATTAGCCAAAGTAATGAATGGTGAAAAAGATTATGTTGTGTTCAGTGTCGATGGATTGGAAGATACTAATCATGTATATCGTAGAAATGTTCGATGGTCTAAAGTTATAGATAACGCACAAGCATTTATCAATGCAGGTGGCAAGGCACATTGGGATATGCTTGTATTTGAGCATAATAAACATCAAGTAGATGAAGCATATGCTTTAGCTAAAACAATGAATTTTAAGTGGTTCCGAGCTAAAGTAAGCAGACGTTTCCAACGATTCCCAGTAGACGGGATCACTGCACCTATCGAGTTTATGGATCATAGAGTAACCGAAGGACAAATAGAATGTAGTGCTATGAAAGAAAATAGCATATATGTTGATGCGTCCGGTAAAGTATATCCTTGCTGTTGGCAAGGTGAAGCAGAATATCAACCCAATATTGTTCAATGGTTTTATGATTTATCAGAAACATGGAATACAAATCCTGATAGTATATGCAAGAAGTCTTGTTTAAAGAACAATACAGGAACATCCTTTTCTAATCAATTCGTAAGAGAGATAGAAATAAAATAATTTAGACCGTCATTTTACGATAAGTAATAATATGCCAAGTCCACAAAAACAAAAAGGTTCCGGTTATGAGCGAGAAGTCGCTAAATATCTCTCAGAGAAGTACAATGAATCATTCATTCGTGCTCCGGGCTCTGGTGCTTATGTGGGCGGTAAAAATCAAGTACGCAAAGAAGTCTTGCATGAGGGTCAAATTCGTTCTTTCAAAGGCGATGTTGTACCCGGACAGTCATTCAAACGAATGAATATAGAGTGCAAATTCTATGCTGATTTTCCGTTTCATTTATTACTTACAGGGGATTGTAAAGTAATAGACGCTTGGCTAGATCAACTTATGGACGTAGCTGATGTCGATGACGTTAATCTTCTTTTTATGAAGTTTAATCGTAAGGGAAAATATGTATGTGTGCAAAGCAAACTTACATGGATTTCTGACAATTTTATATACTACACAAGTAAAAAACACGGAGACTGGATGATTTTCGAATTTGACAGTTTCTTCAAACACAATGTTAATTTATTAAAAACATATTCAACCGGTATAACAGACACCAAGTCAATACAAGATATTAGCATCTACGATAGTTCCCCACTACAATAAATTTAAAAATAAAAATTAGTTGTCCTGGTTGCAGGACCTCCTTGAGACTGTACAGATTGTGCTGTGCCGTTAGATTCTGGAGTAAACGTATACATTTATGTATATGGAATACCGAGAAGGCAATCGACAAAAGCGAACCTTCAACAAGTCTGTATCTACTTTGTCTTGATGATACAGAATGTGCGTTACCGAAGCGTCAATTGAAAGAGCATTGACAGACTTCACTACAGCCTATAAACTTTACAGGGTAACCGGTAGCATATGATAGCAGAAATAGCTAATTATATGAGGAAAGACAACTAACGGATGACGGTCGTGCAAAACAACCATTAACCAAAGGTAGTGCAAATTTGCACTACCATGGCTTCAAATCGGCAATCATATCCGTACAAGATTAAAGTAAAAAAGAATTGATTACCGTAAAAACAAAGAACGAACGAAGTGAGTTCTTAGATGAACGAAGTTCATCTTTACAAGAGACACCCGATGTGATAAATGAATAATTATGGATATAATTAGAAGAATGGCTGTCCTGATTTCTTAGTAGTTTCTAAGTTACTATTAACCAATTCTACTACCTGTGCTCTTTCCTCAGAGGACATGTTTAGTATATCTTCATATGAGATGCCGCCCCTCATATACCAGCTTAAACTTATTGCGTTTTTCTTTATACTGGTACATTCCTTCTCCATGCTGTCTATCAGCTTCTGTACATCCTCAGGACTAGAATGTAGAAGCCTTATGCGAAAAAATCTGATACGTTCAAAGTAAAGGGCTGTTCATACTCATGATTACAGTGAATACACTTTACTTTTAAGGGTTTTGATTCAGATTGTTGCTTTAATAAAGCATTGTGGTCTCTGATTTGTTCGTACATCGTTTTATCACAATTTTGAATAAAATCAAATATAAACGCATTTTCGTCAACAAAAACAGTAGGAGTTTTTATATAAACTATACATTTGGATAGGGCCTGCATAGTCATATCAGTGATAGATTTTAATACTTCTTTGCTTCTTTTGGTTCTTTCATCGGTATCTTCTAACTGATTTAATTGTATGAACTGCCTCTGCATATCGAACTGACCAACACTTACATCATTCATTTCTTTGAATGTAAGTGGTCTAAACTTTATTAATAGGTCATTCACTGATAATTCAGTTTCATAATCTCCGGATCTGATTGTACTTAATAGGCTTACTAGATTTAAGCCATACTTAGCGTCCTCATTACATGCGGGACAAACTGTTTCTATTTCTAATTCACTACCATTGGCAGCAGAACGTATCGCTATTAGTACAGCGTCTAAATCAACACTGGTCAATTTCCACGGGTCTCTGATGTTTGGAATACAGCTATGAATAATATCTACTATCGCAGATCCATTGAACAGTGCATCCGGGGTTTTAGATGTAATCTCGTCAATAGCAGTCATAGGATACACAGGTAGCTCCCCGGTTTCAGTCATATCAATTACTCCCTCTGGGTAGTTTTTACCACCACTAGGTAATTTTAGATAGATTGCTGGTCTGCGAAAATATTGTTTTAACGGATTGTTTTGAATTGCCATGATTTTTCCTTATGTCTTTGAAATGGGTGTTTACCCGATACTAAATACATGAGTATTATTTAGTGGGTACAAAACATGGCAGATAATTTAGATCCCGAAACGTTAAGACAATTAAACGACTCGATGCGTGAAATGCGTGAAACAGTAGCGGGCATGGTTCCTGCTATGGTCTTGATGACCGCGGCTATGACTGAGAACATGAATGCTACTAAAGGTAATGCCAGCACTACAAAGAACGGCAAAAAGTTAGTAGATGATTTTTTAAAGTCTCAACAAGAGGCTACTGCCGCTACTGAATCTAGGGCAAAGGCCGATGCAGAGTATGCTAAAGTTCAAGCAAATTATACAAAGGCTAAGGAACAAGGGGTAGAGAGCCTTAAAAAGTTTGGCAATGGACTACTAACTGCCGGCGGCGGCATGACCAAATATAGCAGTGCTGTAGGGTCAGCCGGCGATGCCGCCTTGAGCATCGGTAAGAACTTCGGTTTATTAGGTATTGCAGTAGGTGGACTTATTAAGTTGTTCACTATGGGTGCTGAAATGGTACTCAAACAAAATGAGGCAATGCTAAAATCTGCTGATATTCTAGCAGACTTTGGTGCTACTGGATCACTAACAACTAAAGAATTATTGACTATGGCAAATGCCGCTGGTTATTCTAGCGGCGAGATGGAAAAGTTCGCAGGAATTACTAAAGGTCTTGGTACTGATATCATAGGATTAAGTGCTACAGTAACCGGTGGTGTCAAAGCGTTTGCTGAACTTGCAACAATGGATGAAACATTGCTGGCTAACTACCGAGCAATGGGAGTAACACAAGAGCAACTTAATAAGAATCAAGCCGACTATATTAAGTTACAAATCAAAAGTGGTATGGCCATCAGTGAGCGAGATAAACAAGATGGTACACTAAAGAGAACTACATTAGAGTATACTAACTATCTGTTGGACTTGAGTGCTATTACTGGTTTAACAGTTGACGAGGCAAAGAAAGCACAAGAAGTTGCACGTGCTGATTTAGCAGTACAAACAAGATTAGCATTATTACAAGATAAAGAAGAAAAATTACGTAGCCAAGGTCTTAACGCCCAAGCTGATGACATTATGAAAGAACGTAAACGTACTGAGGCATTAGTAGACATGGCTGGCACAATGCTTAAGGGTGAAGAACTAGCCGGAATGCAAAGTATGATAGCTACTGGTAACTTTAATGAATTAAGTGCAGGATTTGCCAGTGGTTCTCCAGAAATATTAGAATTTATTGATGCTGTTAAAAAAGGTAAGAAAGAACCTTACGAACTAAGCTTAATGATGGCACAAGCAACTAAACGAACACGTGAAAATTTAGGTGAAGCAGTAATACAAAATAAAGAAGTTGGTAAATCATTTGCTTATAGCTTAGAAGCATTGCAAAATGAAGCTAAGTTTCGTGGGAAAAATCCAGAAGAAATTAAAAAAATCATTGAAGAAGAACGCAAAGCCAGAGAAAAAGCACTTAAAGAAGGTACTACTGATCCAGCAAAAGCCGCACGTAACGCACAAGAACAAGCAGAACGTAGAATACGATTGGGCGCAGATACAATTGTTGGATTATTAAACGGACCGGTTACTAGTGCATTTGAAAAATTGATGAAAGTAATGACTGGCGTAATGAAAGGCATGGCGATTTTTTCTGATAAGTTGTTTGGTACTGATCTTGCCAAAATGTTTGAAACTCCGGAAGAAATTGCAGAACAAGCTAGTAAAAATGCACTTGCATTGGAAGAAGTTACTCGAAAAATTGAGCAAACTAAAAAATCCATGAACGATCCGGCTGCATATAAAGAAGAATTAATTAAACAAAAAAAATTAACAGAAGATAATTATATTGCGAAAGCGCAAGAAACTGAAAAAACTCGTGAGCTATATAACAAAGAAGAAGATGTTGTTAAAAAAGGACTTTTAAAGAAGCAACTACTAGAGAAGCAAAAAGAAGAACAAGCTGCAAAACAGGAAGCAGATACTGCCGCAATGAATATAAAGAATGCAAAATTCTCTATAACAAAAGAGGCTGCGGATAAAAAATTACTAGAATTAGAAAATCAACGAAATGAACTAACAACTAAAGGTAATGAATTAGATGAGCGATTGATTAAAAAAGAACTTGAACACGGTAGAATTACTCAACAAGAAGCCGCAGTGAAACGCAGAAATAATACAAGCGCATCACAAAAAGTAGCACAAGAGGCAACAGCCAAATCAGCTAGTTCCGCTGAGGCTGCTGGAACCCAGTCATCGGCTGAATCTAAAAGGTTGGGTATGTCTAATGTCATGCAGGGAATGGGTCAACCACCTACACCGGGACCTGGTGTACAAGTTGCAGGACCCGCAGTTATGCCATCTGGCTGGGGTAACGAAGGGCGACAAAGATTAAAACCAACTCCTCAACCTCCTGAAGGTTCTGAAGATAAGAATGCGTCAGCAAAACCAGTTGACTTGGCTAAAATATTAAAATTTGGTACTGGTTCAGGAAGTAAAGAAAATTTCGAAGATTTAGAGCCTACATTCAAAGATGCAGTAATTGCAGCCGCAACTGAATACAATGCAGTTACCGGTAAGATGATAATGATTAATAGTGCGAAAAGATCATCTGCTAAACAACAAGAACTATATGATGAAACAGTGGCAGCTGGCAGACCTGGATTTGGCCCTACTGGAATGCGTGTAGGTAAACCCGGCCGAAGTCTGCATGAAAGGGGTAAAGCAGTTGATATTCAAAACTATGAAGATCCGGATGCTGTTGCCGCATTTAATAAACAAGGATTATCACAAAAAGTTCCTGAAGACCCAATTCACTTTCAAGCTAGCGGTGGTGCTATGGTTAGTGGACCAAAGTCTGGTTATCCAGTAGAGGCAACATTTCATGGTAATGAAATAGTAGCGCCGTTGGATCCAAATAGCATTATTGCAAAAATGCTAACGTCTACACCTGATCAGGTTATGCAAATGGCTAATCAAAACTCATCTACTACAAGTAGTACTCCTGAAAATAATGGCTTGACTTTGGAAGTGTTCACTATGTTGGCTGAAAAACTAGATACAATGATTACTATGCTTAGTACATCGAATGATACACAAGAGCAATTATTAAAGTATTCAAGGGTATAACACTAAATACTAGATAAAGCCGAACATATGACATATAAAAAACGATTTGTAAACAGGACAGGTATTTCGAGTCCAATATCAGGTGTTAACAGTAACACTGGTGCGTGGAACGGTAGTCCTGGACAAAATGGCTCCTCAACAGGTGGCTGGAATAATACTGAATGGGGTTATAGAAACTATCAAAGTAGATTACCTGAAGTCTATACGGGTCACCCAAATCGTATTGAGCGTTATAATCAATATGAAATGATGGACGTTGACGCTGAAGTCAATGCATGTTTGGATATTATAAGTGAGTTCAGTACTCAAAAGAACGACCACAATAAAACTCCGTTTAACTTAGATTTTAAAGACGAACCCACACCGCATGAAGTAGAGCTATTAAAAACTCAATTGCAACAGTGGTCTAAACTAAACGAATTTGATACTAGAACATTTAAGATTTTCCGTAACGTTATTAAGTACGGCGATCAAGTATTTGTGCGTGACCCAGAAAACTTTAAGTTATACTGGGTTGATATGACTAAAATCATTAAGGTTATTGTTAACGAGAGTGAAGGTAAGAAGCCCGAACAATATGTTATTAAAGACATTAATATCAACTTACAGAATTTAACTGTAGCACAGAAAACAAACACAGACTTTGCCGCTAATCCAGCAACTGGTTTTGGTGGCACTGGTGGTGGTGGCGCAGGTGGTGGTTATACAGTACCTGCTATGCCATATAACACTACTGGTAGTCGATTCACTTTGGGTCAGAGCGAGTCAGCCATAGATGCTAAACATATAGTTCATCTAAGTTTAACGGAGGGTCTGGATCGTTTCTGGCCCTTCGGTCAAAGTATTTTAGAGAACATCTTTAAAGTTTACAAGCAAAAAGAATTATTGGAAGACGCTGTTCTTATCTATCGTGTTCAACGTGCTCCTGAGCGTAGAATGTTCAAGATTGACGTTGGTAACATGCCAAGTCATATGGCTATGGCATTCGTTGAGCGTATTAAAAACGAAATTCACCAGCGTAGAATACCATCGCCTCATGGCGGACAATCAATTGTAGACGCTACATATAACCCATTGTCGATGAATGAAGATTACTTCTTTCCAGTAACTGCTGACGGAAGAGGATCAAGTGTTGAAGTGTTGCCCGGCGGACAAAATTTGGGTGAGATTGATGACTTGCGTTACTTTAACAACAGATTAGCACGTGGTTTACGTGTGCCAAGTAGCTATCTTCCAACTGGACCAGATGACAATCCTACTCCTATGAGTGACGGTCGTGTTGGTACAGCAATGATTCAAGAGTTCCGTTTCAATCAATACTGTGAACGATTACAAAAGTACATTAGCCAAAAGCTTGACGAAGAATTTAAACTATTCTTGCGTTGGAGAGGCTTTAATATTGATAGTGGTCTATTCACTTTAGAATTCAATCCACCACAAAACTTTGCCGCTTATCGTCAAAGTGAACTAGATACTGCACGTATTGGTTCATTCACTGCAATTGAACAATATCCATATATCTCTAAGCGTTTCGCATTAGAACGTTTCTTAGGATTAACTGAAGAAGAAATTGCTAAAAACGAAAAAATGTGGCGTGAAGAAAACAACAAAGACGCTGATATTGATCCAGAAGGTAAAGACTTACGCAGTATTGGTATATCACCTGGTGATATTGATGCAGATACTGAACTTGCAACAGATATGGAAGCTCCACCAGAAGGTGACGAAGGGTTAGATGTTGCAGGTCCTGTAGGTAATGCCCCAACAAGCGGACCAGGCACGCCGGCTCCAGCAGGTGGACTAACAGCATAAATAAGTATATGAAATTATTTGAAATGTTTGAACCGGCTATTCCAGGTTATCAAGACGTAGAGTCTGATAATAGTAAACCTAAATGGAAAGAAAGCCGAAAAACTAAATTAACATTAAAACAAATACGCAAATTACGTAAGATGAATGATGTTAGAAATTATGAAAAAGCTCAATACTTGAAAAAAGTACATGAGCAATATGGAGTGCAAAATACACAAGATGGTGCAACTCCTACTATATAAATCAGTATCTCTGCCAAAAACGTAAAAAATGAGCACTTATTGTGCTCTTTTTTATGATACCCACTAAATAATTCTACAAAGCCATTCACATTCAGGAGACAACAATGGACAACAAAAAATTTGAACAACTTATTGAACTTATCATCAATGAGAACGAAGAACAAGCTAAAGCTTTATTTCACGATATCGTAGTTGAAAAATCCCGCGAGATTTATGAATCTATGATGGACGAAGAAGGCATTGAAGAAGGTATGGGCGGTCAAGTTGGTGACTTACTAGACGAAATTAACGTTGAAGAAGAAGGCATGAACGAAGAAGATGACGAAGCTGATATCGAATTTGATGACGAAGCTGAAGAAGAAGGAGAAGACGAAACTCACGATTTAGAAGCAGGTCACGATGAAGAAGGTGATTTAGAAAACCGTGTAGTTGACCTAGAAGATAAACTAGACCAATTAATGGCAGAATTTGAAGACATCATGGGCGATGATGGCATGGACGACGGTATGGACATGGACGACGGTGAAGAAGAATTTGCTTCTGACGAAGAATTTGGTGACGCAGAAGCCGCAATGATGGAAGCTATTGCATTGAAGAAAGTTTCTGTTACGCACGGTGACAATGGAGTTCAAACAAAGAGCCCAACATTAGTCAATAGCGGTCAAGCAGGAATGGATAGCAAGCCAGTTAAATTCTCTGGTGCTTCTGAAACAGTTCCGACAGGACCAAAAGGACCTAGCAATGCATATACTAAAGGTGAAACATCTGTAAAAGATGCTAACAATTGGAAGAATGCTCCTGCACAGAACAACGCTGATTTAGAGTCTGCACCAAAGCCAGTCACTAAAGACGAAGCAGGTAAAGTACGTAGCCCAGTAGCTGAGTCACGTAAACCAGCAAAGCGCCGCATCTAAGGAATCTGAGAGAATGGCTTTGTATCTCAAAGAACATCTGACTTTCGACAGAGCCGGTATGGTAGTCGAAAGCTCAGGTGAAGGTAGCTTGAAGAGCCTTTATATGAAAGGCATCTTCATTCAGGGTGGGGTAAAAAACGCTAATGAGCGTGTTTACCCTGTTTCTGAAATTGAAACTGCTGTAGAGACATTGAACAAACAGATTCAAGAAGGATATTCAGTTCTAGGAGAAGTGGATCATCCGGATGATTTAAAGATTAATTTAGACCGTGTATCACATATGATTACATCTATGTGGATGGACGGAGCTAATGGCTTCGGCAAACTAAAGATTTTACCAACTCCAATGGGTCAGTTAGTAACTACCATGTTGGAGAGTGGTGTCAAACTAGGTGTGTCTAGTAGAGGTAGCGGAAACGTTAACGATATGGACGGCCGTGTCAGTGACTTTGAAATAGTCACTGTGGATATTGTTGCTCAACCAAGCGCACCAAATGCGTATCCTAAAGCAATTTATGAAGGCATGATGAATATGAAGCATGGTCATAAGTTGTTGGATATTGCAAAAGACGCACAGGGCAATAAAAAAGTAGAGAAGTTTTTGAAAGAGGAAGTAATGCGCCTCATCAAAGACCTCAAAATCAAATAAAGGGGAATAAGCATGTTTGATGCTATCAAACCATTACTTGAGAGCGGTCTAATAAATGAAGACATTGGGCAACAATTAAATGAAGCCTGGGAATCTAAGTTAAACGAAGCCCGTGAACAAGTTCGTGCAGAACTCCGCGAGGAATTTGCACAACGTTACGAACATGATAGACATGTGATGGTTGAAGCCCTTGACAAGATGGTTACAGACAGTTTATCAGACGAGATTGAAGAATTCCGTGCTGAAAAACAAGCAATGAACGAAGACCGTGTCAACGCACAACAAAAACTACGTGAATCAGCAACTAAGTTCAATGATTTCATGGTTACTAAACTAGCCGAAGAAATTAAAGAATTACGTTCTGACCGCATTGTTGCTAAAGAAAGTCAGCAAAAGTTAGAGCAATTCATTGTTCATGCTCTTGCCCGCGAAATTAAAGAATTCGCTACAGACAAACAAGCAGTTGTTGAAGCTAAGGTTAAGTTAGTTGCAGAAGGTCGTAGACAACTAGAAGCATTAAAGTCACGCTTTGTGACTGAAAGTGCTAAGAAATTGTCTATTGCTGTAGCAGGTCAGTTAAAGGGTGAGTTAGGTCAGTTGAAAGAAGACATTAAAGTTGCAAAAGAAAACAACTTTGGTCGCCGTATCTTTGAAAGTTTTGCAGGCGAGTTCTCTGTTACTCATTTAAATGAGAAAGCAGAAACACGCAAGTTAATAACACAACTTCAACAAAAAGATATTCAATTGGCTGAATCCATCGAAACTATTAATCAATCTAAAAAGTTGATTGAAAGTAAAGAACGTGAAGTTCGCATTATAAAAGAGTCTAATCTACGTGATAAGACTATGGCTGATTTACTTGGTTCATTGAACGAAGAAAAAGCAACCGTAATGAAGAACTTACTAGAGAGTGTGCAAACAGGTAAACTGCAAGCTACTTTCGATAAGTATCTACCAGCAGTACTAAACACTGGCGCTGAAAAGAGGGCTGTAAAGCCATCTTTAACAGAGTCAAAGATGATTAGTGAAATTACTGGTGATAAATCTGCCAAACAAGATGTTGTTGAGACCGAAGAACGTGATAACGTTATCGATATCAAGCGTCTGGCAGGGCTTTAATTATAAAGACATAGATTTAGGAGAAATATAAAATGTCAAAAGTTCTATTAGAAAGCCGTTGGGACGAGACCAAAGAAGCCCTTCTAGAAGGCCTTAAGGGTACTCGCCGCTCAACAATGGGTGTGATTTTAGAAAACACCAAAAAACAGTTACTTGCTGAATCTTCAGCTGGTACTACAACTGCAGGTAACATCGCTACATTAAACCGTGTTATTCTACCTGTTATCCGTCGTGTTATGCCAACCGTTATCGCTAACGAATTGGTAGGCGTTCAGCCAATGACAGGACCAGTTGGTCAAATTCACACATTACGTGTACGTTATGCACAGTCATTGACTGACACTTCTGCAGCCGCAACTTCTGTTACTGCTGGTCAAGAAGCGTTGAGTCCATTCTTGATTGCTCAAGCATATTCACGCACACCGCAAGCTACAGGTTCATCTTCAAGCTACACTGCTAATAATACAGCGTCTCTTGAAGGTAACGGTGGTAAGCAAATCAGCGTACAAATCTTGCGTCAAGCTGTTGAAGCTAAGTCACGTAAGTTACAAGCACGTTGGACATTTGAAGCGGCTCAAGACGCTCAAAGCCAACATGGTATTGACGTTGAAGCTGAAATCATGGCAGCTCTTGCACAAGAGATTACTGCTGAGATTGACCAAGAGATTCTATTG